TCTACACGCAACTCTACAGATATGTCTTGGATTTTATCCATACCGTCTTCAAAGTTCATTGCTTCATAAACTTCGTCGGTCGAATCGAAGTATCTATGCATTTCACCGCTAAGTGGATCGATAATTGTTTTAATAGCACTTGTAGGAACGATAATACGTTTCTTACCTAACACGAATTCACGCTGGAAACTATCGAATGCAATATCGAGTGACTTTAACACATGTAAAGAGTTAGCATAAAGGGAAATCCCGAGTGGCGAGTTTAAATCCAAATTATTAGCTGTATTTGGTTTGAAGTAAACAAACATCGGTTTAGATAGGTTCTCAATGCGTACTTCTTCTTCCAAATCATGGTATAGAGTAGCTAAAGAAACCTTTACACCTAAGTCCCCTTGATTTTTACTTTCATATAGCTCATTCTTAATTACATACTCTTTACCTTCAACCAAGTGCCACTCAAGTAACGTGTACTTCTTATCTCCCTTAGATGTTTCATTAACAAATACACCTTCAGTGATATATTTGTTATCCCATGCAATAGGAATGAAACAGTCAGCAGTAACATAAGAAAGCTTAATCCCGTTGTCCCAATATACTTTGATGACCATTCCACCTAAAGCAAAGTTGTATTCTAGATATCTCTGAAACTCTTTGATAAAGTTATTTTCATCCAGAACATTCTTAATATCATCTGACAGTGTGTCATCAGAAATATTAATTGAGCACTTCTCATTGAAGATAAGAGCAGCCATTTCCTGTGATATGACTTTTGCCATGTTTAGCGATGCCATCTTTCTGCTTTTTTGCCCATCAATTGTATGGGACTTAACGTCATGCCATTCACTGTAATACCCACTGTATAGCGCTTTCCACATATCAATATGTTTGTATGACTCTTCATTAACAGGTATATCTTTTTTATCCGTTATCTTTTTAACTCCGCGGATTAGGTTCATTTTATATAGCCACCCCCTCACTTTTGCAACGATGTTTCTGAACATATTTTCACCGCCTAATATAGATCATTTGAGTCAACAATAAGTTGTGCAAGTTCATTTATATGGCTAGCTATATTACCAACAAGCATCGCTGTTTTAACTTCTCTAACCACACTCATTTTCTCACCGTTTTTATTGATTAAATCAAAAGATAGTTTAATCATTGGTTCGTCACCATTCATATAAGCATGCAGTTCTTTAACAGCAACTTTTAATTCTTTTTTATCTTGATTAATTACTTTATTCTCTTGTATCTTTTCAATCCTTAATGCCCATTCGCCATTAGCGATGCAACCAATACAAAAACAATCTTCAGAATGTGTTTTATTCAATTTAATCACCGCCTAATACTTTAATCCTAATTTTGATAGGTTGTCATTCACATAATATTGGAGCGCATCGCATGTATGATCATCTACCTTTATTATTTTAGGGTCGTCACTTTGTAGGGTATCTGCATCCCATTGATATTTCTTATGTTCTTCTATAAAGATCTTATTTCTTTCTGTATTTAACACGAAAAAACGTCCCTGGGCTAATAAATCCTGGACGTTATCAATCATGTCTATTTTCTTTTTCTTCGCTACTGGATGCAGCCTTATACCGTAGTCTTTAAAGAATTGATTACGAAGTGCACCTTCAGCGGAATCGATGGTTTGTTTATCAAAGTATCTGTTATAGATTTTAGTAACGCTGTCCATCCATTCTTTCAAGTCCTTAGATAACTCACTTGGAGCTTTCTTAACTACTTTATTAGCTGGACTGTAATAGTAAGTATCAAGCAAGATAACGTTTCTCTTCTTAGTAAACCCAAGTGCTAAATGAGTAGTAGCAGATACTTGGTGCCCTGTATCGGATGTTGTATCAATCAAAATAATGTCATCATCATTTGGCAGTTCATCGATTTCTTGAATATGATTCATGTTATAGACCATATCACCTAAACCAATGACTTCTCCACCATACATCCAGCGCCAGTAATCTTCGTCATGTATCTTATACTTCTCAATCTTCCTGATCATCTGCTGAGATAAGAATCCCTTTTTATCATCCATATAAGTTGAATGATGAATGAAATAATCATCGTCACCAGCTTTACTATCCAACCACTCATTTATCCAGCTATATGGATTTCTAGGGGGGTTGTATGAGAAGTACACTTTTACTTCTTTACCTTCGATTTGCTGACGAATGAATGTATCCTCGACAATATCTATATCCTCTACTCCAGCGAACTCAGCTGCTTCCTCATACCATAGAGACATAACATAACCTTTTGCAATCTTAGCTGACTTTAGTTTTAATGGATCGTCACAACCATAGAAGTAAAAAGCTGTACCTGTTTTCTTATGCTTAATAATTAGTGGAGATTTACCGAAGTAAAACTCACCTTCTACACCAAGCATATAAATGGCCCATTTAATTTGCTCATATATAGAAGTAGAAAGGTACTTGCCGACTTTTCTCAAGCAAACCACGTTACCCTGGTCATCTTCCAAAAAGTCTGTTACAAGCTTCATAGAAATAACCGATGATTTCATTGAAGAACGACCGCCTTTTGCAACGATATGCGATTGTTCAGCAAGCCACAACGAATAGAAATTGACGTTCATCAAGTCCATGATATTAACTGTCTTGGTCATTTTCCATCGCCTTCCTCATGGCTTCTGTATCGTTTACAATGATGACTCGGTTACCATTACTGGAGTCGTCTGTAAGATCTTTTATTTCAGCTTTTGTCTTCTCAACATGAACCTTCTGCACTTCCATCTGCATGCGATGACGTTCCTCTTCAATTTGACGCTTGAAGTTATCGGGAACTAAGTCGAAGTATTGAGCGAGCTTATCAAGAGCTTTCATCTTGTCAGCGAGCTTAATCGATACGCCGTCTTTACCCTTTTTAACTTCGGTAATAATGGATCCATCTACCAAATCTGCCTCTTGTAAATCAACGAAGTTTATCATTCTAGTGAATTGATTTCCTTCATCATCTTGAAACTCAACTTCTCTTTGCCCAAAAGTAATGTAGTTAGTAATATCAGCAAAAGCAATCTTGATATACTCTTTCAATACATCCATCGCTTCCACAAATACATTCTCAACTAACTCACCTTTTAGTTCCTTTATATAGGAAGCAACTCGTTCACGTCGTAGCAATCTACTACTCTGTACATGAGCACTCTCTTTGGCATATCCGGCCTTTATTGCAGCTTGTGTACCATTGAAGTATTTTACAAAATATAAACAAAAGAGCCGTTCCTTTTCGGTCAGCTCTTCATCCTCTAAAATCTCTTTTAATTTCTCTTTTGTTTTGGGATTTTTAACAATGGTAACGCTCCTTTTCGCAATAGTTACGTTACCATTCATTTGTTCGTCCCAATTGTCCTGTGATTTCCACTTTCTGATTTGTGAAGGATTCTTTATATCGAGTTCCTTTGCAATCTCAACAAGCGTCTTCTCACCTTTACTTGCTTTATATATTTCAAATGCTTTGTCACGATCTGGGCTACGTTGCCTAGCCATATTCACCACCTCGCGGTAAT